TTCACCGATCCATGTAAAACGCGAGAGTATCTCGCTTGCCTCTTCCTCACAGTAGCAATCCCGCCAGTTCAGCTCCTCGGTCTGGCTGAGCGGAAGGAATGACTGTTTGGTTATCCACTGCCCGAAGCCTTTGCGTGTGACATGCGGAAGCCCTTTCACGACCTTGTCCCATGCCTCGTTGCATGCCTCGTCCAATGAAGGGAAACTTTCGGGAAAGCGTTCCCTGTCCATTCCGTCACGCAGTACCTCGTTCCATTCCTTGTCACATATGACAAGGATGAGGTCCGTCCTTACGTGGCAGTCCCTCTCGCAATATCCGTAGGGGGCATCGCAGAGCGTGTACCACTCCTTCGGACCATAACCGTCATCACGTCCCAGATAGCGCCCGGGCTTGCCTTCCTCCGTCTGTACTTCCCAGACTTCCGTGCAGTTTCCGCGATCTATATGATGCAGGCGTACCTTAATTTCCTTATAATCTTGTTTTTCTTCCATGTCAATCATTTTTTTCTATTTTATGCTGCCTTGTCCAGTCCGTCGATGATATGCCTGCATTCGGCTTCCATCTCTTTCAGACTGTCTGTTCCGTAGAATCCCCAACAGCTGTCCAGTTCATTGGAGTCGTCATCCTCCGGTGTTATGCAATATCCGAAGACCTCTCCGGTGTAGTAGTCGTCAAGGGTTTTGATTTCACCTTGCAGGTATTCCTCGATCCGCTTCCTGCGTTCCACGGTGATGTTCTTCCACCCGTATTCCCGGCGCACCTTGTCCAACGGTACCGCGATGATGCCGAAAAATCCGGAATCCCACGGGCAGCTGAACGGCGAGGTGGATACCGTAGTGCCGCTATGCTCGTAGAGATAGACCGGCAGGGCGATATATTCCTTCAGGAACGATCCCCGGAAATTTCCGATGCGCCCGTCAAAAACCTTGTCGATATCAAAGTGCTCATCGAACTCCTTCTCCGGGCGGTAGCGACGGTGTGCCGTGTAGAGCGTACCGAGGTTGTCGAACATTTTTCGCGGGCTTCCGGCATCGTCATCATAGTAGATGTTGATGTGGTATCCGTTATATTTGATTTGATTATACAGGTTCATCCGCTTGGCTTTTAAGTTCCACTCTTTGTCCATTTACTTTTGCAACCAGTGTGTCCACGCTCTCCACGGGGGCGCAGACATTGTTCATGCCGTTGATATCACCGAGCGTACCCGGAGCGAATCGGCGTGTGACTTCCCCGGTGTCATAACTGAGGACACCGCCGTCAAACGTGAAAGTCAGGCCGACGGTCCCGCCGTTTTGTGCTTCCCCGTAAACAGAACATGCTGCCCTCAGCCCATGGGTGTACAGGTTTTCGGCACTCCATGCCACCTCCGGGGTGAGGCGTGCCACTTCCCGCATGAGGGGAGCCACGATTTCCTTCGTCCACCACGGCCTTTCGATACGTTTCTGCTGTTCTGACAGCCTGATGATCCGCTTTTCATGCCAGGCAATTTTCCGGCGGGCCGCATCAATCCTTCCTTGCAGTTCATCCCGTTGCTGCCTGTACCTGTCTATCTTGTGCAGATAGTCCGCAATACATTTTCTTACTATGTCCGTTTCCATTTCAAGTTCTGTTACAGAGTTGTACAAATTGTTCCGTAATCTCATCCCGCTCGAACTCGTCGCAGTTCAGGTCGAAAAATATGCCTGAAGCCGCAAGCATGTCACGGGCTTCCCCGTAGGTGATGTCATTCCTGTACCGGTATCTCTCCACCATGTCCTGATGTTCGGCTTCCGCCCGGTCATGCAGTCTCTTTTTATACTGCCTGTACCATGTGGGGAACTGTTCCCTGGAAACCATATGTTCCAGCTGCAAGTCCCGGTATCTGCCCGGTGTCAGCAGGATGTGCCTGTCAATATAGGACTTCGCCTCGGCTATGATTCCCTCCCTGGTGAAGGGACGGTGGGAACGTGCCGTGAAATCTACCCATCCTTTGTGCAGGGGATGCTCGATTTCAATCCGCACGCCCTGCCGCCTGACGTGTACCACGATATAGGCGGTCCGGTGGGGGAACATATCGTCCTTAAGGCTCACTTCCCGGCAGGTCAGCGGGTCAATATGGATGTAATGATCCTGCCTTGCGCCCCCGAGGAACCTTTCAAGCTGCCGCATTGACTGGCAGTAGATGAATGTTCCCACGCGGCACTGGCCGCGGCGAATATCGCCGTAATAGAACTTTCTTGCCTTTGCCCCGGTGATGCGGGACTCGTCCGATACTTCGAAATAGCTCCGATAGGTGTCATCCGTACGACAGAAGTCGTATATTTCCTGAAAGGTTCTTGCTCTCATACTGGTGTCTTTTTTAGTGTTCCCGTTTTTTGTCCGGAGGAAATTCCCCCGTCTTGTAAAATATCTCTCCGAGACGGTCCGCCTGTTCCGCCAGGCCTCTCTTCCAGACAGCCGACACGGCCTCGCGTGCGGCCTTCTCGTACATGCCCAGCAGCACCGCCTCGGGCAGGCGTTTCGTCCGCCACACCTCCTGTGCGGTGGCGAGCATCTCCACCTCGCAGCCCAGATGGCTGGCCGTGAGGATAATGACGGCATTGCCGATGAAGTTCGGTACGCGTTCTTCCTGTTGTTCTCCTTTCATTGTTCCGTACCTTTAATCCGTTTCGAACTCGTCTTCATAGACCTCGATTTCCTTCCCGCTCTCACAGATGCGTACCAGCCAGGTGTATTGGAGCCGTTCCAGCAGCTCTATGCGGCGATAGCCCTTGTAGGGCACTTTCAATGTTGCAATGTCTCCCGGTTGCATGTCAGGCGGGTATTTCAAATTGGACCAGGAAATGGAACTCGCTTATCAGGCTGCGGATGTACGGTACTGATTTCGGATCCTCCCCGTAAGGATAGAAGATGGTCCGGCAGCGCGTCAGGCATCGGATACCCTGTTTTCGTAACCGGTACAGCAGGTAAGCCCTGCGTCGTAGTTGTTTCTTGCTCATCGTATAAAGGATTATGTCGTTTTGATTAGAATAGTGGTGTGGTCGTCAAACGGGGGCATCTCTTTACGTTTTCGATGTAATGCCTCCATTGAAAGAAGCTCATCTTGTGTTAACAGGGATGAGCATCATTTCAATGGAGGGAGTACTGATTTATTCTGACCCGCCACACCGTGCCGCCTACCGGGCGGATGGAGATGACGGCCTACTTCTTACGCCATGCCGCCATCTTCTTCTTGATGTTGATATTGTTGTCCGCCAGCATTTTTTTCAGGACTGCCAGCAACCGCCATCCTTCTCCGTTTTTATACTCTTCCGCTTTTGCTGACAGGAACGCCAGTGACTGGTACTTGTCCAGCCTGCGCCCCGAATCGTCAATAGCCGTGCAGCCGTGGAAACGGATCAGGTTCTGCATGGTAAAGAACGCCCCGGCGCCCTTATAGGCGTCCATCCATGCCTTGCTTTGAGGAGTATCCCATGGCAGCCGGATACGGCGGTCATTGAACTGTCTGACCGCGTTGTAAAGCTGTGTGGCGTCCAGCGCGTGCCTGATGTGGGTTATCGCGATGGAAAGCGGGTAGTACAGTTTGGATTGCAGGTCCTCCACGAAAATATTACGGCCGTGTACACGCTTGTAGGGAACTCCCTTGCATTTTCTTGTTTCCAGGTTACCCACGTGTTTTTTCAGCGCGCTGACATAGTCGCTCGCGATGGCCAGAACCACATCACGGTTGAACCAGCGGTTTCTCTCGACAAAACCCGTGATGTCCTTGTGTTCCATCTTCATCTGGGCGTGCAGCTCGTTCAGGAGCATTTTCCACTGGTAATCATAGCCTTTCCTGTGGATCATCTCGGTCACCCCTGCCGGCTCTTTCCGGTGGTGATGCGTATATGACATCATGTGGAACATCTGCGCCATGACCCACCGGCGGAAGAGACGGTTGTTGGGAACGGTACCCTGTGCCATGATGTAGCCGAATATCGGGTCGTTGTCATCCAGGATGGTAAGTTTCCCGTCCTTGTTGGAGGCGACGTACTCGCCGCCCTCGGCTCCCTGCATGGCGAACAGGCAGCTCACGTCCACACCGGCGCCTCGGAGTGCCTCGATACGCTCGCGCGCCCCTTTGGGAAGTCCGGCAGGGGGATTATGACCGGCCACCGCCGGATAGACCGTGCCCAAACCCGAATTCTTGCCGATAACGATGCCCGTGGCGGTAAATTCCTTGTCCGCGATGGCGAATTCCGTGCCGCATCCGGGACACAGGATTTTTGTTTCTTGTTTCTTTCTGCTCATTGTGAATTTGTTAATAGTTGATTACTTCCAGGCTCCACCCATTCTCTGAGTATCACCAGGTCCTTGTCTTTTTCGCTTTGCCAGAACCATTTGCCCATCGTTTCGGGATTCCATGTGAACCCGCCCATAATCCGGCAGAGGATATAGAATTCCAGCTCGAATTGAGCGGTGTCCCGGTGTTGCCCGTACAGCATGTCCCCGTCCTCGAGGTCACTTTCGGGCAATGCCATGAAATACCGGCGGGACTTGCTCTGGCTGCGCTCCGATGGTATCGAATGTTTATAGCGGCGGTACAGCTCCTCCACATCCGTGAAAAAATCCCCGCAGCCGTACTTCGGCAACCACGGAGCGCCATCATGCCTGCCGTTCCGTATCATGTGTCTCCCGTTTACTTTTAAACTTTTGGACCGGAAATCAATCCGGAAATTTGCGCCGTTCTCTATGGTGGTGACGGTTTCTCGGTAAATATCTTCCATTTTCTCACCTGTTTACAATTAATGGCACTCAAACCCCTGACGCGTATCTTTATAGTCCTGATAAATACAGTATGACTTCGGTCCTGAACCAGGTAGTAGCCTGGCTCAGGACCAAGCTTGAATACTGTATCTTGAATTTGGGTTCCTCGTGCATATGCGGTCGCGTTACCTTCTGTTCAGGGGGGCTCATCCGGACGGCACATCCCTTTAAAAACCTGATACGGGCTGCGAGTACGGCTGGACCCTGTGTCATCTGTCGTGTTAGCAGGAGATGACAAAGGTTCCAGCCGTGTAAATCGCGGCTCTGTTGAAATCCCGGCCTTGCCCCTTTGTCCTGTGCTGTTTTTTTTGCGGTTCCCGGAATGCCGGCACGTTCCTTTACAGGTCCGATGTCTGCTGTGGCGGAAGCCGGAATGGCGCCGTCGTATAACGTTAGGGATACGACGGCGCGATACGGGCTTATCGGGGACAGCAGGCTGAATCCATTCCCCCGAACCGCACGTTCCCGTGCTGGAAAAGACTGAAAGTTCTCATAATACCGGCACATGGCTTTACGCTTCTGATGTATCCCGCGTATGGGTCTTCTGCGGAGTCCGAAGGCGGTGGTCAGCCGCCTTCAGACTCGGAAAGAAGACGTCAGCGCGCGGGATGCCCAAACCTATTCCTTGAACTTTCCCGGTGTGCTCCGGTAACGGGTGCGGGACAGACGGCACATGACTTTAATTTCCCGATACATTACAGGCGCAGCCAGAATCAAGGTGGGATTAACCGGCTGTTAGACCGGTTAATTCCTATATGGATTCTGGTTATAAGCCTGTAACGTTGAATAACCTGTCCGTTCACCCGTTCTGCCGTGTGCCCGGCATGCCCTATAATGATGCCACCAGCGTGTTGTACACCGCCCGGCTCGTCAACAGGGCGTTACGCATGCATCCTATGGTCAGGTAGCCCGGAATGATTCCCGGGGACTTGTCCCGGTTCGCCTTCACGTTGCGTCCTTTGCCCCGGACAATGCAGCCGTCCTGCCCGGTACTGACATATCCCAGACCGCCTACCTTCCGCTTGCCCGTACTTACGGCCCGCAGGCAGTCCATCACGAACTTGTTCAGTTCGTCAAGGTCCCTGCGGACATTGCATACCGGAAGTACCTGGGTCGCCCAGCTGAACTCCCCGTTGCCCTTATACAGGTAGCGGTTGACGGCATTTACCGCTTTTGCCAGAGTCGTGCGGGGATTACGGACCGTGCGATACTCAATCTCTTTCTGGAAGGTCTTGATACGGCTTGCCGAAGGGGAGATCATGTCCCCCTTGATGCTGAACCCGAGAAACTTAAACCAGCGGTCGGACATCAGGTATTCCACCTTCTTCGGGTTGAGCTTCATGCTTTTCTCGCCGAGCCTTTGTTCCAGCACTTGCATTGCTTTCCCGTAGTCTTTCCCGATGAACAACATGTCATCCGAGTATCGGACGTAGTAGCCTGTCATTCCTGAGAGTTCCTCGTCGAGATCATGGAGCAGCACGTCGGCCAGCCAGCTTGCCACGGGACAGCCCTGTTTGAGGGACTGGTACTTGGCTTGAAGGCGGTTGTCTTCATCGAAGTAAAGATCGTTGTGGTAGTACTTCCTGAGCACGTCAATTAAGGAGGAGCGTCCGTGTCTGGCCTCGACCTTGTCGAACGCCTCGTCAATGTACCGTATCGGCACACTATCGAAATATTTGCTCAGATCCGACTTCCTGCCCAGAATGCCGCCGCCTCTCGTTTCCGCTATCCGGCGGCTGGCCTCGGTGACTACGCTGCCACAGCCGATACCGCTCTGGTAGGACTTGCACGAGGGGTGTACCATATCCGGCATGAGTTCAAAGAGCAGGTCGTTGGCAATGCCCAGCACTACCCGGTCGACGGGCTCGTTGATGTATACCGTACGGAACTCGCCGTTCTCCTTCGGTATCTGTGCGGTATGCGGGGGAGCGATTTCGTACTTCCCCCGTATCATGGCATCGGCCATGGCCATACGGGTATGCTCGTCGGTCAGCCGGATAAGCTGGTCTTTCCGGATGTCTTTCAGCACGCCTTTCTCAATGGCCTTTTTCCACCGGCCGATGTCGAAGAACATCTGTAATATCTTGTCTGACATGGTTCGTATGTTTTTTGTTATTTTTCCTGACAATACCGTTCAAAGTGTTGGAGGTTATAACTTTCTGTCTGCAGGTTCTCCCAGCAGTCCCGGATAAACTCCTCCCGTACCTCAGCTTTTGCCTGCGGGAATTCTTCCTCCAGCACTCTTCGGGCAAATTCTTTCCAGTCCCCGTTTTCTGCCAGTTCCTCGCGGATTTCAGGCAACAGCCGTTCGTATTCTTCTACCGTTTCGCACAAGGACAGCAGGTCGTCATTTGAGAGGAACTCTTCCGCGTCGTGGATTTTTCCGGTCTCGTCGGTAGGGATGAGGATTTTTCCTTCCGCAGTCAGCTCTACCGATACGGCACTGCTGCAGGCTGCAAAACCGTACTTGTCGTATATGGTCACCGAACAGGGATAGAATCCCTTCCTGTCCAGCAGGTCACCGGCCGGATCACCCGTCGGAAGGATGAAGCGGACTTTCCGCCCGTATTTTTGCCCAAGGTATTCCTTGAGCAGGCACATAAGTTTTTCACGGGTAGCGGCCATATATTCTTTGCCGGCGTCTTTTTCCTTGACAAGTTCCGGCAGGATGTCGTCCGGCATGGGAATGCCGGTATCCGATATGCCGTTTTCTTGCGTTTTACTCGGTTCTTTTTTCATTTTCAATTGTCTTTATCTGTGTATATCGTATCATTTTCCTGTCTCACCCCCTTTCTACAAATGCGGTGAGGCCTTCTTGCGGGAGAAGGAACTCCTTTTCCTGTTCACAGTAATAATAAATACCTTCGTCGATCCTTTCTGCGGCCTTTGAAACGGGCGCGCCGCTCCTGCGTCCGATGAGCTTCCTCTGCAATGCGGTGACCGATACGGCTGTTTCCATTTCCTGTTCCGTCCCCCGGAACAGTGTCAGCTTCCTTATGGGGTACTCCTTTCCCTGCCACTCAATGACGTCGAGCAGGCTTCCCTCTTCGGGATATACCCTGCAGAATGCAGCGTGCACGCTTGCCGACGCCCTGCTGCAGAACAGGCATATCTGTTCTCCCAGGCCCAGATTGCCGTTCCTGATTATCACTTCGAGCAGGTCCGTACCTGCCCCGTTGTCCGCCGCTTGTGTGAGTGCCTCCCAGTATCCCCTGCCGAAGTGGCTTACGAAGGGCACGAGCTGCGAGGCCCTGACCGTCTTTTCCGACCCGTATCCCGATTGCAGCGCCTCTATTCCGGCGGATACCAGCTGTACCCTTGTGTCGCCCTGTACGGGAGGATATACGGGGCAGCACACCTGCATGGTTTCCATCAGGTTTTCGCTTTCGTTGTACCAGCGTACCTGTTCCCCGAATCTTATGAAATCATATCTGTCCATTTTTCTTTGTTTTCATTGTCCTGTTGTTTACAATTCTTCCGGTTCTCCATCGTTGATACTCCGGTAGAAACGGTCCCCGTCCGCCCATTTCTTGGCGGCGATAGCCAGTTCGAACGCTTCCTCTATGGAAAGTCCGTCGGCAGGCATGGAAAGCAGCATTTCCCCCATGCATACGTCGCTGTCCCGGTATTCTTCCTTTAGCTTTTCGAGTGTCATCTTGCCTTTGCCATCTTGTTTCTTCTCATGTTCTTCCTCCCAGTAACCGTAATCTGAACTGTCACCGGGGTGGGCGCCGAAGGAATGTCCTTCCAGGGAGTAGGCATCGAGCGTGTCAAACAGCGATTCCAGCAGCCCGGCTGCCTCGTCACTGTCCCACCATTCAGCATCCTTGTCATCCATGGCATGGGCGGGGACGGCATTCATCATCTGCACGTACTCCGGTGTGTCGCGGATAACATCCATGAACGCCGGAATCAGGTCTTGTGGGCGCATCGTGCCATGGGAGACGCTCTCTCCCGGATTGGCATGAATACGGTTTTGTGTCCTCTCGTCTATGAACATGCCCTTTTAGATGAATGGAAGTCCGGTATCCTGTAACATGGGGGCCAGCATCCGGCACATTTCGTAAGAAGCCTCATTGCGCCCGTCGATACGGCGCGGGTCACGCTCCGCCATGGCGAGAATACCGGCTTTTACAGTTCGGAAGAATGTCTGTTCCAGTGTCTTGTGGAAATAAGGAAGAGCCTGGGCGAAACGTTCGGACTTGAATCCCAAATCGTTCATGGCGTATTCCAGCTGTTTGGCCGCCTTGTACTCGCGGCTGTTCTCCAGGCTTTCCGGAATATCACCGAACTGTGCGGCCCAGAGCTGGCGTTCCAGTTCGATGACGGCCACCGAAAGCAACAGCTTGATGGCTTCCGGGTTGCCGATACCGTGTTTCTGCCCGTCAGCGGTATGGAACTCGATCAGGTTTACACTGTCATTCTCTTGTAATTCTTTGTAGCATGCGAGGGTCTCGCTGAGCGCTTTTGCTTTCTCTTTATCCATAATTTTATCTGATTTGATTGTTGTTGCACACAAGTACGTCCCCGACGATGAAGTCTTTCGACGCCGGGTGATGGGCACGGAATATCCTGCTCGCTTCAAGATTGAGGGACAGAGGGATAAGTTTGCCTTCCTCGTTGACGACCATTGTCGTGTTCCCGTCCAGTTCCACCAGTTCGATGTAACCGCCGACAATCGCCTGCATCTCCTCCAGCGTGAAGTCTGAGCCATTGGCAGGCTGCACGGGTTGGCGTGTTCCGTCCGTTTTGATGATTTCTGTCATGGCTGCTTTGAAATTTTAAGATTCATGACCGCCAGTATATCCAAAATCTGTTGCAAAGGGAATTTTTCAGTCCAGAATCGCTCGTCGGTATGTTTGCCGTACGCCCGGTATCTGGCTTCCCCATTTGCAAATACCGCCAAGATATGGCTGTCCAGCACATTGTCCGGCGGAACCAACCTTTCCAGTTCCGTTTCGGTCAGTTCCACGAAGCACCAGTTATTGTCTTCCGGCAAGTCCTCGCTGCCTAGTATCCCGTCCTCGTCCGGCTGGTAAAAACCAACCGATATGTCATAAAAGTTCAAAGACTGGAAACTGATGTCATCCTTGAATGACTTGACGGCTTCCAGCCTGCCGGACTGTGTCTGTCTCCACTCTTTTGACAAGTACACGATTGCAAAGTCGCAGCAATCCCATGCACTGTCAGTTCCTGCCTTGAGCAGGAGGTATGGGGTAGGTTCATTTGAGATTTTCATCGTGTTTCCCTCCTTTTATGCCACGCGTGATACCGTTTCACGGTGCGCAGCAGGTTAATGATATGGCTGAAAAGCTCGCGTGAATAGATGCGGTAATAGAACACGGCCGAATACTCACGCACGTTGCCGTGAAAGTCCACATAGGAACGGTCCGGAGCGAAGTCGAACAATTCGCCCTGGACTTCCAGCGTGTATTTGTTCTGCCGCAGCCAGTCGAAGAACTCGAAGATGTCCTTCTTTTGGGAGTAGAAAGTGCAGTATTCGTAGCGGTTCCCGCGCAGGTTCCGTAGCAATGCCGCCATCTCGTCCCGTTCCCGGCGGTTGTCGAACTCGGATCCCGTCCGAGTGGCGAGGCTTTTCAAGAAATACCTCTTGCCATCATGTTCGAAATGGTACGGTATGTAGGTGACCGCCTTCCGGTACCAGCTGACATACTGGACGGAAGGAACGTCCTTGACGAGAGCGGGATGCAGGTTCACTTTCTCCATGTGTTCCCGGATCTGGCGGTAGATTTCCGCATTGGAAAGACGTATGGGACGTTCCGCCCGGAAATACCTGCCGTCCGACTCGAAACAGAGCGCGTACAGGTTTCGGTAATACGGTTCCCCGACAAAGAACCAATCGCTCTGCATGCGGGCCGGAGGCAGGCATTCCAGCAGTTCGTAATAACGTTCCTCCGTAATTTCATGGAAGGGCTTGCAAAGTGCCCGGGTATAACGCTTCACAAGCAGTGTCATGCGTACCGGTGATACAGCGACCAGGTACGGGTTCTTCTCCCTTTCGCGCAGTGCTTCCAGCGTATCGCCGCCGTAGTCGCTGTGCATGTCATCCGACATCGACGTGAGGCATGTCCCGTCGAAATAACGTGAATCTATGATGTATTTCATGATGCCGGTATGTTAGAAGTCGATACGCAATACGTGCCGTGCGGCGGATTCTGCCGCCAGTGTCAGTTGCCGCTGCCATGCCTGGTGGCTCGGCGCCCATTTGAATGCGGTCTTTTTCAACAGTGTCCGGGTCTGCTCGTCCGGTTTCCCGTCGAAAAGTATCTGCAGTCGGTTCTCCCCGTAATTCCATACCAGTCTGCCGCCGTCAAACGGTATTTCACGGTTCTCACGACCGGCCTGTTCCTGCTGTTTCTCCCGCACCTTGCGGGCGATCTCGGGGTATTTGAAGATGGAATGACGCTCCGTGACGACGGGTTTCCCGCCCTTGCCGTTCCACTCGCGGAGGCGGGCGACGGCACGGTCGATTATTTCGACATTGCCATGGTTGGCATATGTGGAGAGCCGTCCGGCAAGATTGCTGACGAAAAGGGAGCGGCTATAACCGCGTGATGTGCCCGTATCAATGCCACGGATGGCGGAGGCCGTGTCGTCGATGTCAGCTTTGACCCTCTGCCATTCCTCTTCGACACGCTGTTCTTCGGGCTTGGCGGCTTCGAGGGCCTTGCGTATCGCTTCGAGGGCACGTTCGCGCCACTTTCTGAATGCCGTAACGCTCTTGTTGTGGCTGTTGCAGGCCTTTTCGTTACGGGCGGTGTTGAATCTAGCAGGTCCCGTGATCATCGCGCTGGCACAGCGGCTGTTGGCGACAATCATTGCCGAGAAATAGCGTTTGTAGTTTTCCATGTAACGTTCCCGCTGCTGTTCGGGCATAGACTGCAAATCCTCGTGCAGTTCCTTTTCGTGCGAGGCGATGTCCGTTTCGCCCCGCTCTTCGGGTGAGAACGAGGTGAGGTTATAGGAGTCGCACGCCCGGCGGAAGTATTCTTCCAGATAACCCGGATGCGCCACTTCCACAACCTCCCAGTCCTTGAAATTCGCCGGGGCGAGGATTTCTTCCCCGCCCGGATTCCCGACAAGGTGGGAATAGCTGTAATACCCGTATCTCTTTCCCCTGAAAAGAAACGCCACCGGCTCGCTTTCCGGAGCATCCACACGCCGCACCATGGTCACACGGTGGGCATTTTCCTTTGTCAATAATGTTGTTTCCATACCTTTCTTCTTGATTATTTGATTGTTTCCGATTTTTATTGTTGCTTTATCCGGGCAGCATGGCCCATTACGGAGGCGAACCCCACCTCGATACCTATCAGATATCCGCCCTCAATGGTCGATTCCAAATCCGCCTCGCTTTCGATCAGGGATTCCGAATCATCAGCATAAAGCCTATACAGGGCAAAGACATCCGCCTCCCATAGCTTCCGGGCATTTTCCGCCGGTACAAGCAGCCACACGAAACCGTCTTCACGGGTTACCTTGACGGCGGCTTCACCATAGCGCAGGGTCCGCCGTTCCCTGATGTCCAGTGCCGCCGTCCACACGATATACATCAGAGCGTCGTGGCGGCTTTTAACATCGGGGGAATCGCACAGGCGGCTGGCCGCGTTTTTGAGGGTCCGGAAAGAGTCCGCCATGAACTGCTCCACGACATACGGCTTCCCGGCAATGGCGGAACAGGCTTCGTCCGCCCTACCTGATTCCGGCACGGCCTGAATATCCTCCTCTTCAAGGAAGATTTCACGGTGCAGGCAGTCCATGTAGTAATATGATTTCATTCCGGTTGTTCTTTAGGGGTGAAAATGATTCTCGTATGTCCGTCATAACCGAACTTGACCTGCAGCCCAAAGGCTTCGGCATCGCTCGATATGGCACAGATATCCCAGATACTGAGTTCCGCACCACAGGTTATGACAGTATTGTCTTCTGAAATCTGCGGTGACTTGTCTTTCAATGCGGCTCCGCCGCAGATACCGCGCAGGATCACACCACGCCGGTGGGTGGATAAGTTGTTTGTTCCCATGGTTCTCCTGTTTGTTTTTCCGTTATTTTTGCCATTCTTTTTTTTTCTCCTGTTTGTAAAAGCATAGGGGCATTCCGCCCCCATAGTTGTTATTAATTCATATTATTTTGTACTGACTGTCTGTGGCGCCTGTTCCACAAGGGTGTACCGAAGTGCCGGTTTCCCGTTTCGGAATATGGTAAACGAGTTGCCTTGTACCTGCACGTCCTTTGCTTTTGGCCACCAGAGCCACGAGAGTTTCCCACCGCTGAGGAAAGCCACGGCATTGCCCTGTACTTTGCCGACCTCACGTACGCCCATATCCTCGTTGCCTCCGGACAGCCTGACGCAGTGCCAGTTGGAACCGAGTTCCATTTTTCTTTTTACATCTGCTAATGTTCTCATGTGATTATGTCTTGTTTTGATTATTGCATTATACCGCATGTATCCGGCATTTCCGGTTGCGACTTCTGAGATTGTCGGCATATGGCACCGGGTATGACCTGTTCATCCAGTCAGGAAACCCTTCACGGAAGCAGTGTTCCGGAGTCGGGTATTCTTTGCGCAAACGTTTCCTGTGGCGTCTTTTTGTCCTGCTTTCGACGGCATGGGGAACTTTGGGTATCCGTGGCGTATGCCATTTCCCGCCGGAATAAGTTGCGACATATTCCTGTTGCGGTTCGTCATTCTTGTAGCTGCACACCATGACAGCCGGTTTTTCGCTGAGTATCCCGGCATCGGCAAGCCCGCTGAGTGTACCTTTGGCAGCCTTGAAATTTACAAAGCAGCCCAGACTCATGGTACGGTCTGTGGAGAATATCTCTACCATGTTGAAATATATTATAAGTTATCTGTTTCCGGTGTTTCCTTTTACCTCACGTTCCAAACTGGGGATAACAGCGGGACGTAGCTCACCCAGTGAAGGGTGATTTGAAGGCAGCCCTGCTGCACTACGTCAACCGTGTTATGTCGGGGGTGGGAACGGCATCTCACGACGCAAAGAAGTAAATTGTGGAAGTTAAATTGGAAGTGTGGGTGTACGGGAATCGAACCCGTTTTCAGCCAAGACCTGAAGCACCCGTGAATTTAATCCGGCATCTCCCTGTAAAACGGGAGTTATGCTGATGGCGGCATTTTGACCGCAAGTGTTTGCCCGGATGTGCCACGCTGTATAACAATGGCGGTGATACGGCAAATAGCAACATCTTTACTCTCACAAACCACTTTGTTGCAGGATATGCCATTGGCATACAGTGATATGTAGACAATTGGACGGAAAAAGCCCGCAAAGTCGGCACATTGCCATACAATGCGGGCATGTTACCTGCAGTTCACCGGAAATTCCAATGAATCAGGCGGCAGTTTTCATATCAGTGGCAGGTTGTTGTCCTGCCGCCTGTTCGGAAACAGCTCCGGCGGTTGTTTCAGCGGTTACTTCAGCAAGCTGTTCTTGGGACTGTCCGGCAGCCGGTTGTTTGGTTGCTTTGTTTCTGCCTTTGCCCTTGCTTTTGGCGCCCGCCTGTTCCGCCACGGTTCCGGCAGTCGTTTCTACGGTCACTGCTGCCGGGACTTCGGCAGGTTGTGGTACCGGTTGTTCCGCTTCTCTTGGCAGCGCCACACGGAAACCAAGCGCATCAAAGGACGCTTTTGCGGCGGCGTGGATAGCTTTCTTGTAGTCACGTGCCGTGCGTTCAAAGTCCTTTTTGGTCGGTACAAGACCGATTTTTGCCCATACGGACTCTTCCAAGTCGAAGCGTTTCACCGTTTCACCCTTTTCGGTGCGGAAGATGACGGCACACGGAGTTGTGGCACGGAGTTTCGAGCGGATGCCGTCGTTCGCCTCACGCAATTTGATTTCTTCGGCTTTGACAGCCCAGAAAGTCATCACCACATTTTTCCACACACGGAAAATTTCATCCTGCGTCTTGTCTTTCGGTTCATAATCCGCACCGAAGAACTGTTGGGCGGTTTCTTTTTCATTGCCGTCACGGTCTGTACTTTTGTACACAAGGATCACGCCTTTCAACCCGTTCACCAAATTTACAAACTGTTCTGAATTTAATCTGCTTGTTGCCATAATGATAAAGTATTAGTTACTACGCAAAAGTGCGTATTGCGAGCACTTCCGGAATCGAACCGGAAATCTCACATTGCTGCGAAATGTGGCAGCCATTGCCACGTGCCCATAACCCGCCCATGTATTTCACCCTACATGCGCGGGTTTTAATTCATTTCCGCAACTTTCTTAACGTGCCCTATAGTTTGCTCGCAAAAAAATACTATATTTGCAATGTTAAATGACAAATATCTGTAACTTCGCATCATGGCAAACGCTCGCTTACTCCAATTTCGACAAGACGTTTCTTTGGCACGTCCCGGATCTTTTCCAATCCGGCAGATAACTTTAAGGTGAGGCATTTAGGCGTTTTGCCGAGCCGGGTATTGCGCATAGCATTGGCATATACATTTACCGGCGTCCCCTATACGGATAGTTTTTACCGCTATCGTGCATTTTATTCCGAGCGCACTGGGCGCAATTATGGCATTATTCTTACACGTCCTTTTTCATACAACTTGCACTCCCAAATTTGCGTGCTTTGTGTATGCGGTCTAAAAACACGTTTTTAGCCGTTCCAACTTGCTACATTGGTTTGTAGTCCTGCTCGGTGTGGTTATTTAACACCCTATTTAATCGCTCCAAAGCGAACAGGCGAATTTTTGATTTTCCAAGCCTCAAAAATAGGTTTCCCACAAAAAAGGCTTTTTGTTTCTCGCTCTTGGCGGTCTTTGTTTTTCTGTTTTTTAAATCTGTTTTTTAGTTATCTATTTTTTTTCTTTTTTTCTCCGTACTTGTTTGTCGTTTGTTTGGCTTTCGAGTACATGACTATTATAAAACTGTTTTTCAGAACTGCAAAACTTTTTGAGATTTTTTTTTAGATTGTTTCAAAAGCAACCCTTTTGCAAATATGGTACGCATACGCGCGAAGATTACTATTAAACCATTGAATATCAATAATATATAAAACAATAACTTTTGAGAAAAAAAATTTTTTCATTGCAAAAAACGAAAAAAGCCCGTTTCTATATGTATATTAAAATGAAAGTTTTACTATGTATTTAATTATCAATGGTATAGGTCTGAATAAATATCCAAATTAGATAAAAACAGAATGAAAAAAAATATATAGCTTTCATTTTGTAACTAACAATAATAACAAGGTCTGTTTTATGTTTACTTTATATAAAAGTAAAACAAATAACTTATTGTAAATCAATATAGTAACAATTTTAAAAAGAAACGGGTGGGTGTACTCCAAGGTGCGGATTCGATTTCTATCCTCGGGGCATTTTTCCAAATCCCGTTTTCTAAAACGACCCAATATGGGGCCATGTCATAAAATTGTAAGTAGACGTCAAAAAATATATAGTAACGGGACATGGACTTGCAGCGGATTTAAATACAACCATAACTGTTATTCAGGTATTTATAAGACATGCCAAGCCACAGATACAAATACTTCCGGTTTTCATGGATATACAGACTTTCAGAAGACTTTCGTTTCTTGCGGGTAAGGCCGGTTTTGGGGAATATCGGAAATGGAGGCATAAATATATAGTGCCAAAGTACTCCGGCTCTTGGTGTATATTCTTAATTGTACCGATAAGAAACGGCTTGTTGAATCCTGTAAAACAGCATGTTAAAAAGGGATTCCCATCGGTAAGGATTACAATGTAACAGCCTATTTATTAACCATATAGAATATATACAGTAATGCATGTGTATGAGTTTTGACTTTTTTGTATGTTTTTTGTGTTTTTGTATAAGAATCTTGATAATTGGTATTTAAACGCCTGTCTTTTTTGATGGATTTGTGTATATTTGCCATAATTTTTCTCTTATGTATAAAATATGGCTTTTGAATGTTACAGGAAGGAAGCGAAGAAAAGGATGAATAATGAAACCATATCGTAGAAAGGATATCAGGAATATTCCGGGCAAACTCTGCATAAGCAAGGGGGTGGTCGTGTTCAATGAGGCAACATTGGAGACGGGGCTTGTGGGGGATGTTTCCGGCGAGTGTATTTCAGTCCCGGTCAGGGTGACAGCGGACAGACAGCTTCTTACGGACGATGTCGTAATGCCCCTGAAAGATTGCCGGGAAGCGGATATGGAACAGAAGATTGCGGTACAGCGTCTGTTGAACAAACGGCATCTGGTATGGGACAGGCGCAAAGGCGCATTGTCGGAATCCATGTACATACCCAAAGACGGGCAGCAGGTGAAAGTGAGTCTTTTGGACGGGCATGTCATATTGGGGGCGTTCAAGGAGATCGACAGGAAAGGAAATCTTGTGCTGTATTGCCTGATGGAGGAGGACGGTACCCTGCGTCATTCGCTGCATGAGGAAATCGGCGTTGCGGAGAATTGGCAGATTACCCCGATAGGAACCAGTGCCCGCAGCCGGTTTGCCGATGCGCTGCACCGGGAAGGGATTGTGTGGAACGGACGGCTGAAACGCCTTGAACCGCTGGAAATACGTATTAACCGTGGCGGGAAATACTATTACCTGAATGATGTCCTGGAAATTTGTGAATGCAGGGACAGCAGCCGGCCGTCAGACAGAAAGCGCCTGGAATGCGGCAACTATTTCAGGGAGCGTAAGGATGCCGAACTGGTGTGTGACTGTGTGCGTTCCATCGTCAAGCTGAACCGGGGCAAGGATGTCAGGCGATAAGCACGACAGCAGGGGTAGAATATTATTTTATCGTTCTCTCCTTTAGGAATCTGAAGGGGGAGCAGCCCTTTCTTTTTTTGGTTCTTTCCCTTATAAAAACAAAAACAGACGGCGATGCCGTCTGACATCCATTTGTTTCTTTTTTGGTATCTTTTTTCTTTGCTCCAAAGAAAAAAGTACATCTACCATCTTCTTCTTGTATAATACTGCTTATAGTATTGTTGCTACATTTGTAACACCCCTCGTCTCAGTCATCCGGTACATTTGTATCATCTTCAAGGTAAAAAAACGGGGCGTCCGGGGCTTCTCTCCCTGGCGCCATATTTTGTTTCAAATTGACATCTGTTGTTTGTCGCATATGGATACGGACATAAAAAAACAGACGGCAATGCAATGATACCGTCTGTTATTCTTCCATGTGCCTCTTTTCAGGGCGGACATGTTCCGTGCTTTTGTCCGTTCTCCTTCCAGCGGTAAACCTCCTTGTCAGAGACGGACATCACAGTTCTTTTTTCCACATCAAACACCTGCCGGCAGAATGCCTTGGTACAAAAGGATGTTTTCAGTTCCGCCAGTATTTTCACGAGTCTGTCATAAGCGCACATATCCCAGAGATAGTCATACATTCCGCCAAGCGGAACCCGTTTAAGCAACCCCATGCATGTTGCCTTCTTCACGCATTTATCAAAAAGGCGCGAACCGATCTCCATACTCTCCATATGATATCGTTTGCTACGCAAAGTATCATATCCCTTCTCCCGCAGACGCGTGCGTTCCGCCATGTACACCATGAATATGACCTCTTCCGGTGAAAACGCTCCCAGCAGTCCGCTGAAGCATTTCAGAAACGGTATCACGGCCGTTTTTTTTTCATTATTCCCTTTCATGGCGCGCTATTTCCCGGACACGTCCGTTTGTGAATTTCCCGTTTCATCATCCCTTATTGCGGGATTGACATAGAAGTGGCATATTTTGCCGTTTCGCATCGGTTTATACACGGAGTAACCCAGTTTCCTGGCATAACGTCCCACGGAAACCCGGTTGGCGAACTTGCCGGTATGTTCCCTCAGGTGTGCCGCCATCTCTTCGACGGTCATTCTGCTTTTTAATTCCATATCATTGCTTTTATTTGGTTTCATGGTAAGGATAGCCATGACTGGTGCAAATTGTTTTCAATTGATATGAATTGATAAAAGACGGCTCCATGAAATCGGCGCGGAGGAATTAACGGGTTATATCTTTGCATCATTCACGGAGCCGTCTCCTGACTATTTCTCCATCAGCTGGCAGGTCTCCCGTATCGTACCGGCATTCCGTTCGTCCAGCCCCACTCCCCGGCCTCGTTCCAGGAGAGTGATTGGCTGGATTTCAGGTTCTCCTTTGTGATGGTGTGTATGACGGTTTTCCTACCGTAGGTTTGAATCCGACGGAGTGCAGCCCGTATAAGCCGTCCCGGAAAAATGTACATCTTCCGGCGTACCAAGACACGGGGTGCGGCATTGCTGCCGGCATAGCGGACAGCGGCATTCCACCGGAGTCCTTCCTGTCTTGCGGATTATCCGCTGTAATGCTGTCTCCATCGTTATGCACCCGGTAAATGGTATTCCGGATTCTTTTTCCGCCATAACTCTATGATGCATTCACGGCCAGCCTGCGTCCAACGTTTTGTCGAACCGAAGGTATATACCTTTCCCCGGCTGTTCTCCCATGTGTAGGGGACATCACATTGCCATGCCCGGCAGGAGGGGAAGACCACCCACTGCCGTTTTTCGTACTTGCAGATTCCTTCCTCGGCAAGAAACTGATGCAGCTGTCGCGGGGAGATACCGAGCTCGTCGGCGATACGTGTACTCTTGAACCACTCCCTGTTCTCGATGAACTCCTCGTAGAAGACAATTTTGGGCATGGAGTCGCGCACCACTTTCCGTAGTTCCCGGATCAGTTCCTTTGCCCCCTCCATGTCTTGTGGCATAGGACAATCCAGACAAGGCATATTGGGTGGCGCCGGCTTCGGATGTTCACGAATGGCGGGCGTCGGGCGTCTCATGGACAGTTTTTCAATAGCTTCACCACACCATTCCGCCAGGGACAGGTCTTCCGGTGCGACCCACCGGGCCAACGGTATGACAAGGGGGGATTCCAGCCAGGTCGCTCCATGCCCACGTCCACGCGTGGTGAAGATTTGCGACTCATACTTTCCGGTACGTCCGTTACCCGCCAACTCCCTGCGGAGCATATCTGTAGAGGCAATGCGGAGCCACTCGGATGGTATCTTCCCGAAATGCATCGTGATCTGTGTGGCGTTGATCATCAGTTTGTCGCCGATGCGCCGGAATGTGACAGGAAACCCTTCCTTGAAATGAAGGATTATGTCATTCCGGGCTGCGGCGTGCCGATCATCAGACTCCTGTTCCAGAAGTTGGTTGCCCCATGCCTCCAATTCGTCGAGTATGTCGCGGGGTATAATAGTCTCCTTGCACACCATACGCAAAAGCCTGCGCATATCAACGGGCCGGAAACTCCACTGCTCCCGTCCGTTCTTCCGGAAACTGATCCTCAATGCCGTCGGGCAGATGCGGGCGATAGCCCCGTCTTCAAGCAGCTCGCTACGTTTAAGTATGTTACATACGTCCATGGCACAGATGTGCAGATGGCCGCTGTGGTCTCGGGAAACCCGTATGTTCCAGTCCCGAAACGGAATGTTCCTATTCTCTCTCATTGTCATTTCCTCCTTTCTTCCTGTTGTCAGATTTATGTTTATTTTCAAGCAAGGCCCGCTTGTGGGCCATTTTGCGTACCGGATAGTATGTACGTTTTTCACCGCAAAGGGCATCATAATCCTTCAGCATCAGCGTGCCAAGGTCGGACAGTTCGATCTCGACATCCGGATGCAGATGTCTGAAATAGAGCCCTCCGCTGCATACGTACTTGCCCGTGCAACAAAATGAAATGGCCTGCAAGTTGCCTTTTGTCAGTTCCGCCGCACTATGCAACGAGCGCGTAATGGCGACAAGAACCTGTGCCCCGTTGAAAATGAGCACCATTTTCGGCCGTTTAAATGTACTACGTCTCATGTTGTCCTAATATTTGCGTTAATTCCTCCTTTGTAAATCTAAGGCAGGCAGTCTGTACCAGCCAAGTGTCTGAAACGGTAAATCCACCGGACAGCAATTCGGACATGCGCTCCAGAAGGTAGGCACCGAATGCAGGATCGATGTAAACGACAAATAATAGAGCCAGACATTCATCAATTAACAGATGTCCCGACGCCTCGTCACGGATAATCATATTCTCCTTGTCTATTCCGTAAACATCCGTCAGCGCTGTTATCCAATGATGGAAAGAGGCGCGGAAGTCACGGACGTTGTGCCGGCATGCGTCTCCTCGGACCCGGATAAAATGTGTTGCGTCGAAATAGACCGGTCCGTCCTCCTGTGACGTTCCAAAAAGCAAATCGGGGAATTCCCTGTACCGGACTGTCCGGCAGGAAATCTTTTCTTCTTTCATGTTCTTTTTTCCTTTGTTTTCAATTTTGTATTCAACATTGTGCAAATATATATCTTTTTATGGTGAAATATCACAAAAAAACAAGACTGTTTTTTTGTTTTCATTCAATTAATTGTCGTTGATAATAAGCAGTTTACATAAAATTTAAATCGAAATATCTATATATTTGGTTGTGTTATTTCGTTTTGCAAATCAAGCATTAAGAAGCTTGTTTTTCATATACTTTTTTTTGTACAAAACTTCTCTCCTGCCTGCGCTCTACTCTTTAGGTAAAAAAGCAAAAAAATATGGTGACATCGGACAATTCATTCAACGGGGAGCTTTTGGAGAGCATATTCAGGACCTCCAAGAAAACCATTCAGGAGTATGTCCGCGAAATCGAACGCAACAACCGCTACCGTTCATGCCGCCAGGATATAAGTTCAGGATACATCCTTGATGACCGTGCCAGGCTCATTGACTTATACGAGGCCTGCCTGCAACAGGATGCGCATATACGGTCGGTGGTCGAGACTTTGGAGAGTCAGATACTTGGTGACCGTTATATGCTTGCGCATGTGAACGGGAAAGGGAAATATACCAAAGACGTGGTGAACTCGCAAAAGATACAGGGCTCGCAATTTGACAAGATAATCAAGGGTATCGTGGAAGCCAAGCTTTACGGGTATACTTTACTCGAAATCATGCCGTATGTTGATTCCGGAACAGGCAGGCTGGCGGAAGTCAACATCATCGAACGGCGCAATGTACTGCCGGACCAGAGAGTCGTATTGAAAAGGCAGGGGCTATGGGAGCCGCATTGGGATTTGCGCAATCCGGCCTACCACCGTTGTTATGTGCTGGTGACGTCGGGGGACCTTGGGCTTTTTTCTGCCACAACGCCATTGATACTCGCCAAAAAGTTCACGGTGGCCAATTATGTTAACTTCTCCCACACCTACGGACAACCGATCATTCATGGAAAGACGGTCAGTGAGAGCAATGCCGACCGCAAACGGCTGGCCGGTGAAATAGCCAATGCGGCACAGAACAAGGTCGTGGTCACCGGCATCGAGGATGAGGTGGACATCAAGACCTTCACCATGTCCAATTCGGAAAAGATATATACCGGACTGATTGACTTTGTCAACAAGGAGGTTGCCAACCTTGTGCTCGGCTCCGAGTCCATGGCCGGAGGAATGCAGTCGTATGTGGGTTCGACCAAGGCGCATCAGGACATTTTCCGTGACCGTATCGAGGTTTACCGCAGATATATCGAGAATGTCATGAATGAGGAGATAATCCCCCGGCTGGTAGCCATCGGATATATTCCTGCAGGACTGGAATTCAGGTATTCAAACCGGATAGAGATGAATAACGAGGACCGTATCAGGCTCTATTCGCTCATTACTGAAAAATACGAGGTCGCGGCTGACGAAATCGAGAAGGAGTTCGGAATCAATGTGGGCAGGCAGCTTAATGCCATCCCGGCTATGGGGCTTGAAGCGGATGGCGGCCGGTACATTCCCGGCCATAACGACCGTGGTATCATGTCAGACGAAGAGTATTTCCGGCGTTACGGGCATCCTCGGGGGAGTAAGGTTGAAAATTTTTTGCGGGGAACGGAGTGATGGCCCGGCTTCCGTTCCCAAACGGTGTTCCATATGGAGCTGTCAGGGCGTCCGCTTCTCAGGAATCCGGTACGGAAAAGGAGTACCGTGTCATATTTGAGGCATTCCGCAGGTTCATTCTCCACTACGAAAACAGTGCCGAACGCCTTGATATTATGGAGGATATCATCACTTTGCGTGCTTCTTTCTTGATAGACAGAGCGTTGACAGGTTTACGTATTGACCTGGACCATGCATTGGAGATTCTGAGAAACCATAATGACTTTACGACGGAGAGAGAGCGGCTGCAGCGTGATATTCTCATCGCTGCCATAGACAACCTGGTTGATTTTGCGGCGGCCGAAGAGTATGCGATGTTCAAGGATATGCCTGAAACAGTGGATGAGCGGGATATGGAGGCATACGGAGAGATATGTCACCGGTATAACTTTATTTATGCGGAGAGAGAGAACAGCCAGGTGCTTTTCGCCGCTTCGATGGCGGCATGGTGGCTCACAGTGGATACGGACACGGTGCTGACCTATGTGACGCAGGGAGACGAACGGGTACGGGCGTGGCATCTGTCCCTCGAGGGACTCTCGTACCGTAAGTCGGAATTCCCGCCGGAGTTGATACCGCCCATTGAGTGGGGATGCCGTTGCTATCTGGTAGCGGACGGGTTCGCCGCAGTACGGGCTGCACTGCCCGTTCCGGAAAATTGCAGGAAGAGGATTGATCCTGTCTTCTGGGAGAGCCTGGCCACGGGCGGACGCATTTTTTCCAGGGCACACCGCTATTTCGACATGCCGCTGCCGGAGCACATGACTAAAATTGTAAAACGGATAAAAGAAAAATTTCATGCAAAAGATAACACTCGATGAATTTTGCGCCCATTGGGTGAGGGAAAGGGAAAAGGGAGGCTGGGATCCGTTCCTGCCCAGCCGTCTGGCGGGTAACACGTTTGATTTTGCCACCGAGGCCGGACAGTACAGCCGGCGGCAATTTCTTGCCTCCTTTCCCTCGGGAGGTTTCTGCGGCGGCACATGGACGCCACGTACCTCCCGTTGGGGGCGGAAGTTTACACATCCGGTCATGAATGACATGGGAGCTCTTGCCGCAGGTATCAAGGGAGAAGCGGACAGGACCGATATCAGGGGGCGGCGCAGCGACGGTAGCTGGATATTCCGTAAAGGGGCCCGCTACTCAATATGGACTACCGAGAAGAGCATTCCGGTCAAAGGCAAACGGGGACGTAGCAAGAACCGCTACGGGCATTATGCCGCCGTACACAATACCGACCCGAAATTTGGCCTGTACACTGTGAACCAGCATTCTGCACGGCGTCCCGTACACCGCCAGTTCATCGGTTTCTCCCCGAAGATAGAGGATTACATCGCTGATAACTTTATGGATATGATTTTTAAAGGATTTCCGGGCGTATGATAAAGGACAAGCATTCCGTAAGGCAACCGCATCAACCGGCTCCCGTGCAGGAAAGCCTGCCGGAAGAAGTGTCTGAAAATCCGTTTGTGAACATGTATCAGGCGGTGAAGCGGGCCATACAGACCATAAGGGAGGATCCGGACGATCCGCTCTCACCTCCCTTTTTCAAGACTATAGCCATTGACAACGGACAGTTCGCCCGTATCGTACGTGGGGAAAACACGGAATATGAGACCCTTTTTCCGGCCGTCTTTATCCATTTCGTCAACGTGAGGTACCTGGTGCAACAGCAGAGAATCGGCGAAGGACGCGCCACCATGCGTGTACGCTTCATTCTTAATACGCTCAACAATGGGGACGAGGATAGGGAGTGCGAGTCATTCATCGTATTCCAGAGGCTGAACGTGGCCATTCAGGATGCCAAGAACAGGGAATCCGCCCTTAATGAACGGTGTAACCTGACCTATTTTGACATGCCGACAACCACCAATATGCTCCAGGCGTATTGGGTGGACTATGAGGTATGGTTCCGGGAGTCTTCCGCATGGAAATACAGGGATTGGATAAGACGCTATCTGGTCATGCCGCCTTTCACGCAGCATGGCGATGCGCCGCAGCATGACGGCGGCGGGCACGGATATCACCCTGAACCGGGCTATGATAAGGTGACCGGATTCAGTCGGGCGGTGGAAACAGACGTACATGACGGAAACAAGGATGACATTTCCGGCATTTGATGGTTGGGGCTTTGCACATTCACGATATGGATATCCGAAGGGGTAGCCCGGCACTTAGTCTGTTCAAGTAATGCATGGTCATTTTTCGATTAAATGTCATTATTCCGGAAGGTAAGTCCCGCTGCCATATCCCAATGTCTTATAAAATGATCTTGAAGTTACGTGGAGTGCAGATGGAACAGCCTGTCCGGTACTGTTTTCAACCCATAATCTTGCTTGACGCCTACTCTTCCATAAAAAGAAAAACATGAGTACAGAAGAATTGCTATATGTGGTGGGTGAAGCAAAAACGGGTGAACCTTCCGTTATCCGTTTCTTCGGCCGCATAACGGAAGAAACCACCTCCCGGTTCAATGACGAGTTCGACTTTCTTGAAAATATTATCCGTCCCTCCTGTATCCGCGTGTTAATCAATTCGGAAGGTGGCAGTGTCCTTTACGGCATGTCCACTTATTCCACCATCGCCAATGCCAAAGTGGACACCGAATGTGTCATCGAGGGTGTGGCGGCGTCAATGGCTTCCGTTATCTGGGCTGCGGGCAAACGTTCCCTTATGAGGGACTACGCCATTTTAATGATCCATAATCCTATACTGCCGGACAATGACGGGGAGGAGCCTTCGGACATGCTGTTGGCTTTCACCTGGCAGATAGAAACGATTTATCGAAAAAGATTCGGTTTGAATAAGGAGCATGTGCGCGCCATTATGGACGGGCAGGCCGGCAAGGACGGGACTTATTTTGATGCGCAGGCTGCCGTAAAAGCGGGCATCATTCCATCAGAGAACGTTATTCGTACATCGAGGCAGCTCTGTCGCAAAGTACATGACGAGATCGCCGGACTGGCGGACATGGCGGCCATTCAGGAGTTGATGGACCGTGTCAGTAAGGGGAATAAACCTTTTGAGGATATTTTTCCTACTCTTACAGAAACAGAAAACGATATGACAAACGAAAACAAGACACAAGGTTTTGAATATGGGGCGATTGCCGCCTCGCTGGGCATGAAGGACAGAGAAGTCAAGGACGTGATGGCCCGTATCTCCGAACTGGCAGCCATGGAACCTAAATACAATGAGGTACAGAAAGCCCTGAGTGACGCACAAACGGTCATTGCCGGCAAGGATGCTGCAATCCGGAACTTGCAGAAGGATCTGTCCGCTGCCACGGCGCGTCTCTCCACTTACGAACAAAAGGAGAAGGACGAGAGGACATCCCGCATCGAAACGCTGGTGGAGAACGCCATTGGCGAAGGCAAGATTGACCGTGAGGCAAAAGCGCAATGGGTGGAGATGGCGGAGGCCAACTTCGAGTTGGCGGAAAAAACACTGGGTTCCATCCCCGCGCGTGAGATCATCTCCAAAGAAATCGCCAATGATCCGGCCAACATCCAGGCCACGGCGGAGGCGAGCAGGACGGCCGAGCAGATGATGGCCGAGAAGGTGGCCGAGGTGGTCGGCGCGGATTTCAAGTTCCGTAAACTCTGACAGGCAGACATCCGATCTTAATTGACATGCCGGAGGCCGCAGGGCCTCGCGCGGAAACACAAGTATCCGCCAGTCGGCCAAGTTTCACATTCCAACGGAAAAACTTAAAACGACAATGGCCGATACAGTAAATTTTCTTCAAAATGGATATAGCGGTGAGGTTCTTGAGGACCTGCTGACCTATACCGTGCAGGGTAATGATACGGTTCGTGAAGGACTGATCCATATCAAGACTGGCATCCAGCACCGTTATACACTCCCTGCCATCAAGCTGGGCAATATCATTCAGGACAATGTGCCAACCCCACAGCCCATTCACGGTTCCAAAGGGGATGACGGCTCGAACGAGTACCAGTTCACCGAACGGTATCTTGAGCCCTCTGATTTTATGGTTTACCTTGAGTTCAACCCCCGGGACTATGAAAAGTACTGGCGTTTCGCACAGCCGGAGGGCAATCTTGTATTCCGGGAACTTGACCCGAAAATCCAGGCCACGATGCTTCGCCTGCTCATGGACAAAAAGAACGAGTACATCGGTAATGCCATATGGACCTCCGCACGTGGCGGAGATACGGCAGCAAAAATTACTGCACCGGAAGGCTGTACGAAAATTGGCGCCAACAAGGAGAAGTATTTTGACGGTGTTGTTAAACGCATCCTCGACAATGTAAGCTCTAAGGACACACAGGTAGTTGCCGGCGGACAGTGTATCGTTTCGGGAACGACCGAGCTGACAGACGGTGCGGCAGTGGAAGCGGCTCTTTATGCGATGTGGAAAAAATGTCCCAAACAAATCCGCAAGAAGACATCCTTGGCCTTTGTGGTCGGATGGGATGCCTGGGACGCGTATGACCAATACATCTCGGACAAACAGGTCAAATACTCCGAAAACACCGAGGTCAACCGCTATCGCTTTAAAGGCAAGAGGATTATCCCGATCGTGGGAATTCCCGAACATACGATGGTGCTCGGAGAGTTTTCCACCGGGATGGACTCCAATCTTTGGATGGGGGTGGATTATGCCAACGATACGGATATTCTGAAAATTGACCGGTTGCAGGCCAACTCCGAACTGTTCTTTTTTCAGATGCGCATGAAAATGGACGTGAACATTGTCCGTCCCGCAGAGATCGTGGTGCATACCGCCTACAAAAAGAGCGAATAACACACCTTTCTTCATTTTTCAATATCCACCCGGGGAGCGGAGGTCAGAGCCCCGTTCCCCTTTTTTATTCCACTGGCATGGCAAAAAAAATAAATACGGAGGAGGAACCTCAAAAAGAAGGCAACAAGGTTGCCGCACCGGAACTTCCGGCGGAAGCAATACCGGAAATGTCCGAGAAAATACCCGCTACGGTTGAAGACAAACGGCCCGTCCCGGCTGAAAAGACAGGGAATACGGAGGACGAGGTGGCAGACCCGTATATACTGGCCCTTTTGAAAAAATTCCCTGCATATCCGTCCCTGTATATCGACAGGCATGGTGGGACCTATACTCCGGACACGGCGGCAACTGTCAGAGGCCGGGCTGTACTTTACAAAAACCCTTTTTATAACGGACTTAAAACAAAACCATAATGGCACTCGGCAATGTTTTTATCAAGGATGTGGACGGCAATATCCCTTACGACACCGGTTCTTCCAACGAGAAGGTGACGGGATTATTGTTTGATATTTCCCTTCAGTCCACACTCTTTACGGAAGGGTATGGCAAAACCAATGAAACGAAGCTCAAACCGGGGGATGTATGCTACATCACCACATTCAAGTCCGCCGTTAAAGATTTCGGTATCGTTGAGCGTGTGACGGCTACCGGCGAGGAGGAGATGAACGTCAATTTTCTGCATGGCATTCCTGCCTACCATATCCGTGAGTTTTTCCGGATGTCAGGCAATCTGAACGGTTCGGGAAAACTCTATGTGATGTTTGCCGACTGTTCTGCGAACTGGGACGCACTCGAAATCATGCAACGTGCCGCCGGAGGCATGATCAACCAGATAGGAATTTGGACGGAACAGCCGCTGTGGAAAGCCAACGGGACTTCCGGAGTGTATAATCTCAACCTGGTAAAGGGACTTAATGATGTGGCTGTAGGGCTTGCCGGACAGAACCAACCCCTGTCAATCATACTCTCCGCCAATCCTTCCAATACTGGGGCGGATACGACTGCGGGGCGTCAGATTGACTTGAATAAAATTCCTTCATGTATCTGTGAATCAAGCCGTATCAGCTGTATATTCGGCCAGGCGCATCACGAAAGGATCTTCACGATGCAGATGCGCAACAAGAACCACACGCCGGTAGGATTCTTGGGCGCGGTCATGGGCGCCATTGCCAAGGCGAACGTCCATGAATCTATAGCATGGGTCAAACAGTTCAACCTCTTCACGGATGATTTTCAGGAGATAGAGCTGGGGTTCGGTGATATCAGTCTTGACGAGGCGGAGGAGCATTTTATCAGCCTGAACCGGTATGAGTCGTTGTCCCCGTCACTGCTTGACGAACTTGATGACAAGGGCTATATTTTTCCCATCAAGTATGCCGGCCGTGAGAACGGTATTTATATTTCAAAGGACCGGACCTGTTCAACGGGCGATTTCCGCACCATCGCAAGGAACCGTACTATCAACAAGAGCCGTCGTGCCGTGCGTGCCGCACTGTTGCCGTATGTGAATTCCCCGCTGATGGTCAATCCTTCAACCGGGTTCCTTGCCCCGTCGAAGATTACGGCATTCAAGACGCTTATCGGGGATATATTGGCCAAAATGCAGGCAGCGCAGGAAATTTCAGGATATGCTGTCACTATCGATCCGAACCAGAATGTACTGGTGGACGATACGCTCCGCATCTCCTATGTCCTTGTGCCTGTCGGAGTGGCTGTAGGGATTTATGTAGAGGAAGGACTTTCATTAACCGCAAACAAATCATAGAAAATGGCAATAATTAACAATGTGGCATATTCGTGGTCTATGATAACCCTGTCATCGACCGCCCTGGGAATTGACGAGGGATCCACGACCCTTGAAGGTGTATCCGCTATCAAATGGTCGAAAAAACGTAAGGTGGAAAGTAACTATGGCATGGGTGGAAAACCTGTCAGTCGTGGATTTGGAAACATTACCTATACGGCAAGTATCACAATGGACTATGCCACGCAACAATTGTTGCGTTCAGTCTATGGCTCGTTGCTCGAAATCGGTGAGTTCGACCTGATCATCAGCTTTGCCAACCCCATGGCCAGTGATGATTGGACGACCACAACGGTGACACTCAAAGGGTGTATCTTTACGGAGGACTGTCTTGAATCGCAGCAGGACGATACCAACATCACGCATGAGTTCGACTTGAATCCGTTTGATATCCAGATAGGTAACGGCGATACAATCTGACTTGTCATGAATGTGACCTTTGAAGGAAAATCTTCCACCGGAAAAAATGAATGGCTTACACCTCCTTATTTGCTTGACAGGTTGGGAGAATTCGATTTGGACCCGTGCTCACCGGTAAACCGTCCATGGAATACGGCGAGGCATCACTACACCGTCGGGGATGACGGGTTACGGCAGCCATGGTTTGGACGGGTGTTTTGTAATCCTCCCTATGACACGCCACTGATTGTCCGCTTTATCCGTAAATGTGTGGAGCACCGGAATGCTATTGCGCTCACTTTTGCCCGCACGGACACCCGGCTGTTTCATGAACTGATATTCCCTTATGCGGACACAATACTTTTCATCAGGGGGCGGCTCAGGTTCTATCATGTCACCGGAGAGCAGGGAGGCACTGCCGGGGCGCCATCCTGCCTGATCTCCTTCAACAAAGAAAATACTGCCGTTCTGGAAACCTGCGGTATCGAAGGAAAACTGGTATACCCCAGGCTTTTGTAACCGGTTACCGGTTCTCGACTCGGGCACCGATCTGTTTGTGGGAAGTATAATTCCGGCAAATAAATCGGTTGTATTTATGACAGGATTGTTCTTTTTAATATATACTGAAAGCTATGTCCCCCTCATTGCTAGAAATATATCTCATCTGGTTGCAAAAATATCGGGTATGGCCAATAACCTTGTTTATAGTATGGTAGAAATATCCACGAATCCAATATTCTATCGGTCTGTTTGCTATAAAATCACCTGACTGAATAGGCAATGCATAGGCTTCATTATCAGAGAGCCACTGCTAAATAAGCAGGTGACTCTTATTGCCTATAAAGATAAAGAATCTTCATTTATAGATTTTCAGAAGCACTGTTTTCTATCTGTATTGTATTTCTAATCTCAATATCATTATGGGCATAACCTCTGATTGCCAGCAAATTCTTACATTCATTATAGATAACCCCTCTTTTCTTAGGATCTTTTATAGTCACTATCAAAACAACCTTTTGCGATATGTCTATTCCGTCCAATTCTCTGGATACCTCAGCTGCTTGCCTATAAAGTCCTACAAGTTTCAGTGCCCACTTTTTCTCTTGTTGCAATATATTCCTCTTATTGGAAGGTGTCATGTCGCTCAATGACACATGATACTTCTTAATCGGTTGATACTTGTTTCCTTTCTCAATAAGAATCCTTTCATTAGCTTTTTCCGCCTTAAAGGCGGCTTTCTTATAATACAAGTCGTTCAATACATTGGCAGAATCCTTGGACATCCTCTCTTCATTCCTCATCATTGATGATTGTGAAAGATCTGCATGGTCAACTTCCGTAAACGTCTCTAAATAAACATCCACCTGACTTTGACAATATTCGCTTCCCTGACTTGCTATCAATACAGGATCAACAGCCAGTGTAACAGTAATATCCCCATAGTAGTATCCTTCATCGTCAACCATACTCTTCGGAAAAGGAAAGTCCAGCGACTGGACATCTATACCCTTATCCATTGTATGACAGAATATCATCGTGCTTTCGTCAGAATCGTTCAATAATATGTTGTCCAAGGTGGCAGGGAGACCAAAACCCATCTCGTATTTGAAATTGTCCGTTGATTTAGCTATATTTGAAGGATAAAAAGCATTATGTATTAAAATGGCACGAATCAGTAGCGGATTAAAAGGAACGCCTAACCGATATTGAATATTTGCAGCCAACGATGCGATCCGTGGTGTGGAAAAGCTGGTTCCACTACACATACAGAACTGCCTGCCATAAATAGAAAAAGCAGAAATGTGAGTATCCCAGTTTCCACCATAATGGACAAGATCAGGCTTGGTATGATTCTCCACCCCTGGACCAATACGAGAAAATGGGCTCCTGTCATTTTCCTCTGCGTCCCGTTCCGTCGTTTTTGCATGAGCTATCGAACCGACCACAAGGCTCATGACAGAATCCGCCCCTTTGTTCAGCCGGAATGATTGACTGGTATCGGCTGGATTGTCAATATTTCCAGCAGACTTGCATATCAATATATTGTATTGCTTTTGAAGGCTGTCCAGCGCTACAGCCAGATCAGAAAAACGATTGTCTTCTATCTGGGCATTTATTCCTTGTGACAAGTTCCATACTTTAACGTCAGAATGGCGTCCCACCGCTTGCTGTATGTTCATCACCAGTTCATTCTCATAAATCCGGGTCTGCCCATTGATGATACAGCTAAGTATCTTGCAAGGTCCGCATTGTGTCAAGTCTCTTTTTTCCAAGAAATCACCATAATTAATGATACTGGCTACAGCCGTACCATGCCTTTTATCTATTTCATCAGGTAGTAGATCAGCTACATTTTCTTCTTTCAACAGCCACGGACGCATATATTCTATGTCTGTTACACCGGAATCAAGCAAACCTACTATGGGATAATCCTGTCCATCCTGAGGGAGCATTATCTCTATTTCACTATCTTCCGGTTCCGGAGCCGCCTGAAATTCGATAGTCGGCATTTTTCTGACAGACAGCACGCCATCCATTCCAACAAGTTCACCGGCATTCTCCCTGGAGATATTTTTCAACTTGAATAACCGCAGTTCACTCGCATAGTTTAATTCTTCGACTTCGACATTATTCTTACTGCAGAAATTAAGCAATAACCTCTTGGAGCGTAGATTCATCTCCGAATTTAAATAATCGGCTAATTGAACTTTCAAGACTTCTGCAGATTCAATGGAAGTGTCGATTATAGGTACATATTTAGTGATGTTCGCAACAGCAGCCAATCCTTTTTGCAGATTCTTGCTGAGATTCTTGTTTTCCGGATTAAATTTCTCAGCAATCGCCTTTAAATCGGTTCTTGTATCTATTTTAACAAGCAGTTTACCAACGTCAGTCGTGCCCAAGACATTGCGCTTTTTGTTCACATCCACCATGGAATGTATGGCGAACCTATGCGATTTCGCTGTAGCTTCCTTGTTGATATCAACTATAGTCAGGATTGGCAAAGATGTTTCATCTCGTTTTTCAAAGACATGTTCCAATTCGGCTATGTGAGCATTGACCCTAAGAATATTGGCTCTTATATTTTCCTCGTTGACCCATTTAGGCAGCTTGGAGCCTCCGCCACCTTCCGTTAGGAACCGGTCTCGTTCCCCACGGAATTGTACTTGCTGAATAGGTAATGTTTTCGACATCTTCTTTATATTATTTTTTGTCCGACAATGCATTACGTACCTGACGTATGCTGATATTCAACATTTTTGAGATTGTATTCTGTGTAACCCCATAGGTATTAAGGTACACTATAAAATTATCCATAGGTTCATCTTTACCTCCAAATTCGTAAATAGATGCCAGAATCTGTTCATAGTTGATTTCCTTGCTGCCATCAATAATGCTCTTGACTTTCAATTTGGTTAAAATCGTACAAATGTCCGAAGGGGACAGATCGGCCATGAGTTCAGATATAATCTTCATTCGGTTTTCGTCTTCAAGAATCATGCTTTTGAAGCCCTTCAATGTATTTCTGACAATCTGTTTTCTACTGTCTTCATCAGGTAGGGCCACCTCAAGCCTTGTGTAGAAACGTCTCCATACGGCCTTGTCAAGTAGGTCTGGATGATTGGTGGCCGCTATCAACACAGTGGATGGTGACATTGAATCAATATTCTGAAGAAGACTGTTTATCACACGTTTAAGTTCTCCCAATTCATGATTGTCATCACGGGCTTTAGCCAAAGCGTCAAATTCATCAAGCAAAAGAATGCACGGCATACTGTTGACATAAGAGAATATCCTGCTTAAATTCTTCGCTGTACTGCCCAATAATGAAGACACAATGGCATCAAGACGGGCTACCACCAATGGGAGTCCTGTCTTCTCACTAACGTAATGGGCAATGGAAGTCTTTCCACATCCCGGTGCGCCATAAAGCAGCAATGATTTCCTGATATTCAAGCCCGCCAACTCCAATTCTGTATCATTCTTTATCAGTTTAATGAACTCCTCCACTTGCTTCTGTACCATATTTGATAATACGATATCAGTCCTGCTCGAGCTCTCCGGAACAATTTCCACTATTTGTAATTTACTGTCCATGTCCAGCGGAACCATGCGCATAGCGTCAGCTGTAGCAACATTCTTATGCGTGGACGATTCTATCTGTTCAACTATACACTTAGATAGCTGAACATCTCCGTCGGCTTTCAGCCTCTCAGCCAAACGTATTGCGTAATTGATGATTTTTCGTTTGTCATTCGCCAATCCGCCTTCAATGATTCTTAATATATCTGTTGACATCTTACTGCTTATCGTTTATTTCGATACAAATATAGTATGACTTTTTCTATTATTAGTGTAAAATCAAAGATTTAACCCATAATTAACACAAATCGTAATATATAAAACACAAATCGTAATAATAACCAGAATTATCGTAATATTTAAGTAAACTGCCATTACGGGTAATAACATAAAAGTACTCTCGAGTTGCTTCAATGATTGTTCTTCTGTGCCCCCCTCTAACTCCTGCCGACTTGAAAAAATCAGCATTAGGCAATTCCTCTTTGACAACCTCACAGAAATCGTCAACATCTTTTTTGAGAGTATCGGGCACCATATAAGTGCCTGTCGGGGCAAGCATTGCGACCGGTCTGAAGACATCTTTCCTATGTTTGGCAATATGCCTGCTGTCCACCTGTTATCCCTTGTTTTTCCGTCCGATCATTCCCGGAAAAGTCTTGTATTTCAGATAGATAATGGTTTCAATATTTGCATATGCACCCATATTCCTGTCTGCTGTGGGCAATTGTAATCATCATCATCCGTCAGAATGGAGGACAAGCTTGACAAGTCCGAGATTTCTGGAAAAAAGTTTCACCTGATATGGGAATTCCGAAGCAGCCAACTCCTTGAACCTGTAATGCTCACGCCGCTGTTTCCCTTCGTCCGTTCCTTTTCGATGGGGGGCGCCAAAAACGGCAGCACCCTGTGTATCGTTGATATATTGGCTATTGGCTTGTTTTATGTATATAATCATTTGATTTGCACATAACCATTCATGTTTGAAAATGTGCAAATGCAGTGATTATTTCTTGTTTTACAAATAAATATAACACATTATCTGTTTTTATTTTCTGGGGATCTGGTTCAAACGGACTCTTGACAGGACATGCAGTGTTACGATCAGCCGGTAGTTGCATCACAATATTATGGATAATAAAACCCTATGTTTGGTCCATACCGGATAAAATGTATGCCCATATAATCTTTTCACCGTTCTTTGCCCTACTCTTTTGATGAATCAAAACAATATTCGACATGGACGAAAAAATGCTTTCACTGGAACAGGAAACTAAAATCAAGGAAAAAGCTCTCAAATTGAAAGAAGAGAGGAAGCTCCGTAAAATTTATCCGATGGTGGTCTTCGGAGACACGACCAACGGCGAGAAAGAGACCTACGTAGTTTATATGTCCGAACCGAACTTTCCACAATTCAGCAAATTCATGGCCGCATCCAAAAAAGACGAGGTCATGGCGATGCGCACACTTGCCCGGGACTGTTTTGTGGATGGTGACAAGGAACTTGTGGATGACGAGTCACTTTTCCTTTTCGGACTTATGGGACAACTTTCCGAACTTATCACCACGCGGCAGAGTCTTCTGGTAAACTTATAGGCCGGTGGGTGGTGACGGACGATCAGCGTATCCGCCAGCGGACTGTCTATATCCGCCACTACTTCCCCGGCGTCAACCTTGACACGATCTCTGACGAGGAGTTCGCCATGTTCTCCGAAGAGGCGCTGTGGCTGCACGAGCAGATGCTTGCCAGCCGCATGCCGTTGCCGGTTTCCATGCCGGAGAGGATACCCTGAACGGCCGCTGTAGTCCTCCGGGGGTACGGCGGCTTCGTTTTACCCCCGCCCTTTCCGGTGACACTGCTCTTTTAATGCGACATTCCCTTCAATCATGGTTCAGGAACAAAACTATCAGGTCAATTATACCATCAACGTCGACGCCTCGCAAGGTACCAGACAGGTCATAGCCTTCGGTGAGGCTGTGGGCAAGCTGGTGCAGGCGAAAGCCTCGCTGTCCCCTGCGGTAAACAACATCAAGACAATGATGGACGAAGTTGACCGTGTCTTCCGTACCAAGAATGGGAAGAAGCGTAGTTTTGACTATCGGCTGACTATTGACACGAGGAGCAGTGAGGAGAAGCTGGAACGTGTCAAGAACCTGCTTACGGACATTGCGGCCCTTTCCAAAGGAATCAGCCTGACCATTAATGCGGGACAGGTACTCGGCAGCAAAAAAATCAAGACCGCCGCTAAAAATCTCTACGAGAAGAAAGCGGCGGAGATTCGCAAGGCCGAAATTGAGAAAAATGCGGCCTCTTCAGTAGGTACGATGGTCGATGCCCAGAAGCGCATAACCAAGGCCATCGGCAAAATCAATTCCGCCCTGGTTTCCGTGGAACGCGGCAGGGAGCTGCAAATCAGGACCGATACAGCGGAAAACCGGCTGCAACGTGTGCTTTCCCTGCTGGAACGTGTCAAGAGGGAATCCCGCCTGAGCCTGGGCATGCAGGGTGGAATGTCCGTGAGGAGCTTGTTCCCTTCCATTCCCGTGCCTTATGCCCCGGGAACATTCGTCATGCCGGAAAAGGAACAGAAGAAACTGATGGGGCGTCTTTATGTCCGGCAGCAGCTGCATCGCCAGAAACTTGCACATGCCGAGGAGGTTTTTGCTGCGGACCAGCGTCGCAAGACGGAATCGGCCCGGGCCGCCGCAGAGGAGAAACGGCGTGCCGACGAGGCCCGTATCAGGGAACGGGAACGTAAGGATGCCGCCCGCGAAGCGGAGAAGTTACGCCGGCAGACAGAACAGGCACGCCGGAAAGCCGAAACGGAACAGCGCAAGGCGGAGCAGGCGGCAAGAAAACAGGAACAGCGTAATGCGATACAGGCCGTACGGCTGATGCAGCGGGAACATACCGCTGCCGGGACACTTTACCGTAGCAAGCGACGTGCGGCCATCAACCGTATCCAATACTCGAAGGCACCCTCGCTGAGGAGTCTGCCTTTCGCTTCCATGCTGAACGCCTACATGGGCTACAGCCTGGTACGTTCGGAACTGTCTGACGCTGTCGAATATGCCAATATCATGAAGTCGGCCAGATCCATCCTGCGCGTGGCCGACATGGATCTGGGTTCTTTTGAGACCCGCTTCGATGACATGGCCCGCCATGTCCGCAAGATAGGAATCGATACGAAATATACTGCTGTGGAAATCGCCGGCGTCGTCAAGTTCCTTTCCATGGCCGGCATGGATATCGAGACAATCCACAAATCCATCCGGCCGGTCACGAACCTGGCGCTCATCGGGGACAATGACGTGTCCTATATTGCCGACCTGGCCACGAACATCATGGCCGGCTATGATATCCATAACGACAGTATGGATAGTGTGGCGGACATTATTGCGTCGACCATCTCCCGTTCGAATGTCAATATCGTCGAAATAGCGGAATCCTATAAAATGGCCGCCGGTTACCTGCGTATGGTCGGTGTGGAGTTCACGGAAGCCAGTGCCGCCATAGGTCTGCTGGGCAACATGGGGTTGAAAGGCACACTGGCGGGTACCTCGCTGCGGGCCATGTCCACCCGTTTTGCCAAGCCTACGAAAGAGGGGCAGGAGGTTTTGGACCGCCTGGGCGTCAAATTCACGGAAAAGCGGGACGTGGAGGGTGTGCGGGTGGAGAAGTTGCGCCCCATGGCGGACATCTTCGAGGAGCTGAACAGGAAAGGCGCCTCAATGGCGGACATACAGGCGATTTTTGGAAAAATCGGGGGGAATGCGGCTATGATGTTTGTCCGTAATTACGACCGGCTGCGTGCACTCAGTTCCCATAATAGAGGTTCCCAGGGAATATCGGCGGAACTGGCACTTGTAAAGCAGGGTACCACTAAGGGATTGTGGGCGCAGGTTACCTCCCGGATGAGCGAAGGGTTCATGCACGCATTCGAGGTGCTGGAACCCTCGGTACGTGCCGTTCTGCGTTCCTTTTTGGATAAATTCAAGACTCCGGAATTTACCCGCGGACTGGTTTCTGTCGGAAACGCCCTGTTGGACATCTTTGCCGTCATAGGTAATATCGGGGTCTGGGTGGCACGCAATTTCCATTGGATAGAACCGCTTGTTTTTACAGGAGCGGTGGCTGTCCGGCTGTTCAAGGTGGCCGGTGCCCTGACCAATATCGGTATCGCTATGGGCTTTATCGGCAAACAGTCAGCGGCGACGGCGGCCGTCGGCTCCGTACAGGGATTGTTGGATATGGGGAGTCCTAGCAAGATGTCTTTCGGACAAAAGAGGGCCATTGTCTCGGCCATGCAGTCCGCAGGCGTGGCAGGACGGGGAGCTATGACGCGTACCTTGATGTCCGGAGGCGGTGTTGTCGGAGCGAAAGGGGTATTGCAGTCGCTGTTCGCAACACAGGTGGCCACGGGTGGCAGCCTGACAGGCGCAGCCGCCTCTCTGAGTACCATGGGCACGGGGGCGGTGGCTGCCACGGCGGGAATCGCCGCATTGGCCGGTGCTCTGGGCTGGGTGGCATATAAAACCTGGAAGATAAAGGAGGCGAAGGATGCCGTACTAGAAGAAATCACCTCGAACCGCAAGTACCGCTATCCGTCCATAGAAGGCCTCCATTCCTCTTTGAGTAAGACCTACAATATGGCGCTCAAGACAAAACGTGCCGTGGACGAGGTTGTAGCGGGGAAGAGCATCGAAGAGGCTTCGGGACGTAAGATCGGTGCGTTCACATCCAACTGGTGGACGGGATTTCTGGGAGAGTTTGCCATTGCCTCCTCAGAAGGCATGGTGTCGCGCGAGCATATATACAATATGGACAAGGCACGTCAGGACGACATAAGGGAGGCGCTTGTGACCCTCGCCAAGCGGGACAGCCAGACACGCATTGACGCTGCCTACGCCGAATTCGGCAAGATGGGTACGGCACTGGACGTCGATGCCTTCCTTAAAACGGTACAGGAACGTTTCGGCCAGCAGGACAAGGATCTGGACAAGTCACTATGGAACGTAAGGGACGGTAAAATCGTCTATGTGGATGATATTGGTGACAAGCCGGAAGCGGTGGCCGCCCGGACATACGATTACGCCCGGTACATGAACACGCAGACCGTACCGGAGATTATACGGGCCGCAACAGCCTACCGTAACGCCATCTCGAGCGCCGCAGACGCGCAGGAGTTTATGCGTAAGGGCGGTTTCGATTTTAACAGGCTCAGGAGCTGGGGGTTCGAACAGGATGAGAAAGGCCGGTGGAAACAGCGGACATTGGGGCAGGATGCCACGGACGAGCAGCGTATAGACAATATTGCCAACCGTAAACTGGCGCACAATGTCCTTGTCAAATTCTTTTCATCACTCCGGCAAACGTTTGGCGGGTCAGCGGAGGCGGCCGAGAATATCCTTCGTGCAGCAGGATTTACACCCGGACAGTACAGCAACGAACCGGACTCCAACGATACCCGTCCGTTCGACACGAATCCGATCACCAATTCACACCTGGATGATGGAGGTGCCGGCGGAAACTACTCGGGCACGGGCAAACTGTCATCCGCAGCCCCCAAACAAGTTATCGTAAATATCGACAGCCTGCTGAGTGTAAGGACTATCGACCTGATGAAATCAAAGGAGGGACAGACGGAGGAGATACAGAACCTGAAGGAACAACTGGCACAGGCGCTTATTGATGTTGTCCACGACTTTGACGCATCATGGAACGCATAAAAAAACTATAAAAAATGGGAAGACTGATACAAATTGCATCCTCGACCTTGTTAAGCGGGGGGATACTTGGAAACGGTTCGATTGGCAGCTATATCAGCAACTCAGCCCGTCTTGCCATGGGCATGGGGCTGGCCGAGTTGCAGGACGGGCAGGTGCATTATTTCTCCAAACATCATGACCTGCTCAAACGGGCAGCGGTACAAATAACCTCACAAACGGCCTACGGATTGTTGCGTTCATATCCCAGATACCTTAAATATTGGGAACAGCAGGTACGGGATAAATACCTTCAGACACAATCACAATCCAGCCTGGCCAACAAGACCGGACAATACTACCGTCTTATCAGCGAGCAGCAGGCCGTGGCACAGAAGAAAAGCCATACCGATTCCATTGTCGGACGGACGGTAGCGGATTTCCTGGAACTCTCCATATCCCAAGAGGGCAAATATTACGACAACAGTGAGTGCAAGGTGCTGCCCAACAGCCAATACGGCCTGGTTACATTCGTGGACCTGGGACCACAGATACAAGTCGGCAGCCGGAACAATATCCTGTTGACACAAGTGCAGGGGCGTGATTATACCCGTAAGGAATATATATCCGGCGGTGACCTTGAGATCACCATCAACGGTAAAATCACATCCAAATATCCGGATGTGTATCCGGAAGCGGAAGTTTCCAGATTTATTAAACTGGTACAATACAAGGGGGTTGTCGATTGTGACAATACGGTATTGCGCCAGTTCAATATCTCACAGCTGATTATACAGGGGTATACGCTTCACCCGACGGACTGTAGGAACGTGCAGCCATATTCACTCAATTGTGTCGCCGTTGAGCCGTCCGAAGCGGTGGAGCTCAAACTGGCCGGGCAGGAAAAGGCCGATACGGCTATCAGGCACACGAACAAATGGATCAAATATGTCAAATTCGGTACGGAGATCATCGATCCCGTCTCATTGCTTAAACTGACACGCCTATGGGTGTAGCCGCAATGGATGTTCTCTGCTGTCGTATTACCATTGGAGATGCCGATCCGTCCAATCCGATGAAGATTCGAAGCGGAGTAGAGATAACGGAGGTTCATACGCTTGAGATTAACGAGAGCTACAAGAAGCTGATCGGGACGGCCAAAGTCACGTTCCCGAAAGGTACCGTATGCCGTTCGACGATTATCGGCAATATGACACTGGAAGGGAAAGACGTGTCCCGGATAACGACAGAGGTCATGCAGGATGGTGTGATTATTGAAAAGCGCAGCACACAACGCCTGGTTGATGAGACAACTTTTAAAGTAGGGCAACGCATCAATATCAAGCTGGGGTATAACGGTGTATTGAAAAATATGTTTGACGGTTACATTACCGGCTACAACTCGGACAGTACATTGGAAATACAATGTGAGAATATGGCCTACAAACTTAAATTGAAACAGGCGCCCCATTTCGAAACTCCGGCAAAAGGGACAACCGTGAATGATGTGCTGGATGGGAAATACAATATCTTGAAAGATACCGGTTTCAAGATACATTCCGATACAAAACGATTTGATATCCATATCGGCAAGATCAAGGTGACGGATAACTTTACGGTAGCGGACATTCTTTCCGAATGGTCGAAATATAAGATTTATTGTTTTTTGAAATACGACGCTGAGGACGAAGGCGTCATGCCTTCCATTGCTGTCGGACGTCCTTATTCGTCCAGCAAGGCGCAGCCGGTATTTCCGGAAGACGGCCCGGCCGGGCCGTTCAAGATATATTTTAACGAACATGTGGCGCAGAGCAACCTGAAAGTGGTCAAGACCGACCCGAAGTTTCTGGCGGTGACGGGCAAGGCGCTTGGAACGGACGAGAAGTTCTTTGAGGTGACGGTACGCATGAATCCGGAATATGATCCGGCAGTACCGGGCAGCAAGGAGTTCCAAACGGTAAATGCCACCCAAATTTCAAAAAAGACACATAAGGTGACTGGAAACACGACGGCTTCGGGGGCAAAGACCAAAACAAAGGTGGATTTGTCCACCTATACCATCGTACCGTATATGTCACCGCACGTAGGCATCAATTCAGACCGGCTTGTGGAAGAGACAACTGAATACTTCCGGAATTACAACCTGAATGGAATCACCGGCAATGTGACCATATTCGGGGATTTCGGGCTGTCTCCTGCCGTACAGGTGGAACTGATCGATTTCCGTAACCCGTCCAAGAACGGCGTGTATCTCGTGGAGGAGGTCACGACTACGTTCGGGATTGGAGGGTACAGGCAGCAATTGAGTATTCCGTACAGGATTTATCAGAAGCCCTAATTTGTGGTAAGTAAATAATGAAAACCTGTTTCAGATATTATTCAAATCTGTGCACCTGGTATAATAAGTTTGCATAAATTATTTATATTATGAATGGTAATAGTACTCTGGTATAATGGATATATTTATGGATAGCTTGTCTTATAGTTTTAAAGGTCTTGCCAAGAAGGCTGCCATACGCTCCCGTGCTTGGAGTGATTCCGAAAAAAGGGTTTCTATTGGCTTTTTATCTGCAAGATATTACATATATAAAATTAAAAAGGATAAATATGGACACAAAGATTCAGGGTAG